ATCGGCCAGGGCGCAGATGAGGGAGAGGATGAAGGGGCCTTGCCAGTCGGTTCGGTTCATTGGACTATCTCCCAGGCGCCTTTTGTGTCGAGCAGTTTGATTTTGATTTCTTTCACGTTTTTGACGAGAAAAAAAGTTGGTTGAAGGCAGTGGCCATCGGCCCAGGTGTTGATGGCGGCGGCGACTAATTCGGCTAGATCATTTTTTTGTACCAAAGAAACGCCCGGCCACCCCCTGGCATATTCTTCGGCTAAAAACCATGCCCGTTGTTCCAGTATTTCCAGAAGATCGTCCACTTCCAGAAAATCCCCGGCGCGAAAAGGCACTTTGTCTCCTTCCGATACGGCGAGAATATCCGTGGGCATCCCCCAGGAATCTTCGATTACTGCGTCGACGGCTTCTTCGAGCTCTTCGTGGTCGAATTCTTCGCCGTTGGTGCTGTAAACCTTGGTCATGGTTTTTCTCCTTTTGAATTACGCCCTTCGGGCCTGCTGCTTGGTCTCTCCCCGGTCATACCAGTTTTTTCCCTGGGGCTCTGGCGGCAGGTCAAGCAGGCTTTTGGTTCCGGTGATTTCGGCACCTGGGCCGAAGGCGTTTTTTATCTGGATGGCCTTTTCGGCTTCTTCGCGGGTCATGCCGCGCAGGGCTTCGATTTCGGCCGGGGCGAAGATGGCGATGCCGGGGTAATGCTCGGTTAGCTGCGCGACGTGCTCGGCTTGGTGAGCGATGACGTAGTGGCTGCCGGCGGCGCTGGTGCCTTTGTGATGGGTCGGCAGTATCCCTTTGCCGGAGGCGGCAAAGGGATCGGCTGGCGGTTCCGGTTGGTAATTGGTAACGGCGACGTTACCATTACCAACTGGCTCGGCGAGGGTGAGGGCTGGGCAGTATTGATGTAGTCCGGCCTGGACCCAGGCGCGCAGGTCTCCGCCGTGGTCTTTGAGGTAGTCGCCTGGGTCTTTGCCGAGGGGCACTGGCCAGCGTTCGGCGCGGGGGTAGTGTTTGGGCCACCAGGCAGCGGCGTTGCCTCCGGGGTTTTTGTGCTTGCCCTGTTTGTCGGTGCCGGGGTCGTAATCGGTGGCGACGAGGATGCAGAGGGCTTTTTGCAGGGCGGCGGCGGCGTTGGTTTTGGGTTTGACGCTGCAGCTGGCCAGGGGGATGGCTCCGGCGATGCCGCGACAGGCCCAGGCGACGGCGATTCCGCACAGGTCGGCTTCGACGACGACGAGGGCGCGCTCGTTGGCGCCGAAGACGGGTACGTCGTCGCCTCCGCCTTCGAGGGCGCAATAGGAGATGGTGATTTTGTCGCGGTCTTCTTCGGGGCGGCGGATGCGGATCTTTTGCAGATGGCCGTCGCGGTAGGACGGGATGACCAGGCCGCGGGGGATCCAGAGTTTTTTTGCTTTGCCGTCGACGATCTTGGGCGGCAGTCCCCAGGCGGCGCGTTCGCGGTAGATGGCGTTTTGACCTTTTTCGCCGGGGTTCCAGCCGAGGCGGTATTCGAGGACGGCTTCTCTGGGGATGCCGCGCGCGGCGAGGGTTTGGAGCTGCTCGGGATGTTCGAGCAGGTTGGCGTGGGCCCAAGCAACGAGCTTTTCGGCTTTTTCGGTCCACTGTTCGGCGGGGCTGGTGGCGGCGGCGGGTGACCAGTGGTCTGTTGGCTCTTTAGGCAGCACTGGCGTGGCAAGCAGCGGATCGCGACGGACAGGGTTAGGCTGACGGTCGCCAAAGCGGCATTTGTCCTTTGCGCCGCAATTGGTGGAGTCGCAGTCCTTGCCGAGGGCGGCGTGGGCGTCGGGGCAGGAGAGGCCGTCCATTTCACGCAGCAAGGTGATCGCATCGCCGTTGAATCCGCAGGAAAAGCAGTGGAAATTTGCCTTGTCGGCATAGACCGAGAATCTGTCAGTGCTGTCCGAACCGCCACACTTTGGGCAGGGCCCGGCGTAACGGGACCCGGAGGCCTTGCGTAGAGTGACGTGTCTTTGTGCGATTTCGAGGACGGTCATGGTTTTGGCCTTTGTTGGGGTGCTGGTGTTTAAATTGCGCGCAGGCCTGGCACGCCAGAGACCCAATGCCAGCCAGAGGCAACAAACTCTCCATTCTTTCGAATTGTGAATTTTTGCACTTTGTCAAATCCTCCACCAGGCTCACGGTCAAAGGTCACCTCCACGAAAGACCTTCTTACTTTCGTGATTTCGCCCTCCGGTGTCGATGCGCTGCCAGTCAACCAGAAAACAATTACCCTTTGTCCAATCTCATATCTTTTCATCGCCAGTCCCCCCTGTCGTTTTCCCATCCATGATGAAGATCATCTTGATTTTGACTCTAAAATGGTCATCATGGTTTTAAGTGTTTGTTTTCTTTATCTTTTATACCTATTTATGATCATATGATTAAATCCCTAGGAACGTAAACATATGAGAGTGGTTCTTTGCTGGGCGGCTTTCCTATCTACTTAACGCGCGCGCACGCACGCGCACGGGGCCAGTTCCAAGACTTTGATCATATGATCATATTGGCGAACTTTCCGCCGTGATTTCGAGTGGTTACAACCATGATGACCATTTTTAGGGCTTTTTCGGGATGATCATCATCATGGCCCCCGGCCCCCGGTTTGGCGGCGTGCAGATGGATGCTCATCATGAGTAGGCCCCTTCGACGTCGAGGCCGTGGACGTAGGCCTGCCCCCCGCTGTTTTGCATGGCGTAGCCTTTGCGGCGCAGCTGGTCGCCGATGCCTTTTTTGGTGGGCCGGAAGCGGGTGTCTTCGTCGACGTTGTCCTTAAACCATTCGCCAAAGTGGGCGTATAGGGCCTTGAACTGGATGCGCCGGTCTGGATCGACGCGGATGCAGATGTCTTCGATGAAGCGGCCCAGGTGGTCTTCGCCCCGGCGGATTTCTTCTGCTGCGGCGCGGAGCTTTTCAGGCGGTTTGAGTCCTTGTTGTTGCCATTCTAGGCAGCCACGGACGAGCCAGGCGAGGATGCCGGGTTTGTCGGCGAGCAGGCGTCGGGGCAGATCGGGGTCGCGTTGCCGGTAGATGTGGGCGTTTTGCGGGTCGCTGCGGGTTTCGGCGTCGGGATCGGCGACGTAGCGCAGGGGGTAGTTGATATAGAGCAGCCGGCGGAACATGGCGAAATCGCTGGCGAGTCCGCGCGGCGGGTGGTTGGTGTAGAGCACGAGTTTGTGGGTGGGGATGAAGTTGATCTCGTATTTGTCATGGGGCGCGCGGCCGGTGAGGGTATCGGAGCCGGTGAGGCGTTTGACTTTGGCGGCGCTGATGCGGCGGTTCTGGTCGGTTTCGGAGGCGATAACGAGGCGGCGGCCGTAGAGGCTGACGATGTCGGGAGATGGCCCGGCGGAGCTTTTGGCGTTTTTCTGATCGAGGATCATTTCGGGCTCGATGGACCAGGCGAGTTCGCCGAGGATCTCGTGCAGGGTCTCGAACATGGTGCCTTTGCCGTTGGCGCCTTCGCCGATGAAACAGGCGAGGTGCTGCTCGGTGGTGAGTCCGGTGATGGCATAGCCCATGTATCGCCGGACGAAATCGGCGTCTTCCTGGTTGTCCTGGTGGATCTCGCGTTGGAAGCGTTCCCAGTCTTCGTTGACGTGGTCGATGCCGTGGTAATCAACGGGGATGGCGCGGATGAGGTAATCCTTGGGATTGCCTGGCAGCAGTCGGCCGGTCTCGAGGTCGATGACGCCGTTTTTGCAGGCGAGGAGCATGGGCTTTTTGTCGATCTCGTCGCCGACGATGGCGAGGGGCTGCTCGACGCAGTGGGCCCAAGTGAGGCAGTTGCTGGCGCCGCGTACGGTGCGCAGGCGTTCGACGCGGCGGTTGAGGTCTTTGCGTTTGGCGTCGGCACGGGCGATATCGTTGGCGAGCTTTTTGGCTTTGGCTTCGGCGGCGTTGGCCCCGGCTTTATCGTCGGCGACGCGGCAGGTGTCGGCCTGGCTCTCGGCGGCGGCGCGTTCGTCACGAAGTTTTTCGACTTCGGCGAGGAAGCGCGCTGACTGGATGAGGTAGCGATCGGCGACGGAGTCGACGGCGGTAGTGGCCAGGTTGAGCTTGTCGATTTCCCAGTGGTGCCCGGCCCAGGCGTACCAGAGGCCGTTGGTTTTGTTGAGCACGAAGCGGTCGCGCTGGATGGCGCCGAAGAGGATGCCGTCGCCGCGTTCGTTGTTGGCGAGGCACTGCAGCACGAAGCGCGGATCGTCGGGCCCGCCGGTCGTTGATTCCTTGGTGGGCTTGCCTGCTTCGGCAGCGGCGAGCTCGGCGGCTTCTTGCTTGCGGCGCTCTTCGACCTGGGCGGCGATATCGGCGAGGCTTGAGACCTTCGCGCTCTTCACTGACTGACCTCCGCCAGCGCGATGACTTTATCCCGCCAGTTAAGGATAGTGGTTTGGGTCACACCGATGACACGGGCGACGGCGGAGGGATCCACACCGAGGCCGAGGAGCGAGAGCAAGATAAACAGTTGGCGGGGGTCGAGGTGCGACTCCTGCAGCAGGGTGCCGTTGGTGGCTTTGATCTTACGCTGGCACGACTGGCAAGTGATGCGCTTGAGTTCGCGCCAGCGGACCTGGGCGCGCTGGCCGGTAATGTGGAAGCCACAGCGCGGACACCGAGGGCCGTCCGGATAACAGCGCTCCAGGAACCAGTCCGTACAGGCGTCAGCGTCAAAAAACGAGGCCGACAACACGGCCAGGGCATCCGCCGGCAACCAGGTTACCGGCCCGCCCGTCCCCTCGACTTCTCCAACCCCCCGAAAACTCGACATTTTTAAACGTAACCTTTCAGTATTTCAGGCAATCTCAAAATTTTAAATGGACCCACAAACCGGGGCTTTGCTGCCCGTAATTGGTGAGAGTGCCAGAAGGACCCGTGAACTATTTTGAGAGGAGCCGATCAATGTGGTGGCTGAAGCGCCGAGGAAAGATCTCGTCAACGGTCTTGGCTGCCGCATCCTGCACCGGCTGCTGCCCGAACATGCTGGCCACGGTGATCACCTTGCGCTCATAGATCGGGAGGCGCTTCCTTCCCACTCGGTTGAAGACACCGACATGAGAGCCCGCACCCTTGCCCGCAGCGACGGAGGCCAGGAACGAATGGGGTAAGCGCGTCACCCCTCCCTCCTTCTTGATCCTGACATAGACCCCGCTCTTGCTTGAGGCTCTCTTGAGGCGCTGGCCGGTAGTCCTGGTCTGCTTCATCGTGCCACGGAAGGCGGTCGCGCCGAAGTAGCTCAGGCTGAATGATGCGCTTCGGGCCTCGACTATCCCTTCAAGATCGCCATACTTCGCCATCTTGATAGCCCGCAGCTTCTGGTTGAGGTCGCTCGCCTTGACGTTCCACTCTGCGCGGATCTCCTTGTTGGCGGCAGTTCGTACCCCACGCACCGTCTCGTTAATCGCCTGGCTGGCAGCCTTCCCCACAATCCGCTCGTCAAACATCCTCATGGCCCGGTCAAGTCCTTCGAGCTTAATCCTCAGCATGATGATCTCCTTTGCACGATGGAAAACCCCGCCTGGTGGGAGGGGCGCGGGGAGGGGGAAGATAGAACACCATCAACCCCTCGCTCATAGTTCCCGCGATAGTCGCAGCAGGCTGGGGACCGGTCGCCCCTGAAGCAGGCGAAGAACGATTCCCTGTGCTGGGCTGGTTCGGCACTGCATCGGCCCGAGTAGTGGCAGGTATTACAGGTCACGTAAACCATTTGGCGTACCTCAATCCCGCCAAGCGGGGCGATAGGTCTCACGGTGATCGGTCTTTTTCGCGGGCGCCGGTTGCTGAAGGTCCGGCGCAATCACATCAATCTCCTCTTGCGTCAGCACCCTGACCTGCTCACTAAGCGATGCCCTGATCTTGGCATCAGCCTTATGGAGGTCAAGTAGCATCGCCCGGCTGTACTGCCTGCGCCGGCGGCTCATGGCAGCACCTGGGCACAGTGTAATTGTTGGATACACTGGACACGGTCCCGCATGTCCAGCGTGCTGGCGGCGGCATGGGCTGCCAGGGCAATCAGGCACAATAAGATGGACCACCTCATCGCATCACCCCCATCCACAAAAGCTCGAGAGCCCACAACCCCAAAGCCACATAGACCAGGCCATGGCCGAAAACGGCGCTCCACCCGTCCACCTTGGCCCGGGCCTTAATTCTCACCCAGAAAGGGATCTCTCTTAACTGACGGGTAGCACAGGGACGGCAAACGCCATGACTATTCTCGGGGGTCGGGGATTGGCGCAGAGTCTTGCCGCACCAGGCACAGATACACACACTCATCGCATACCTCCTGTCATTAAATAAAATCCCCCGCGAAAACTACCCCCCGGGGAGAGGCGGAGGAACCAAACCCCAGGGGTACAACCCACCTTTTTCGGGATACCGGGAGGCGGCAGCCCGGCCGATCTTACCTTGACAAATTCAAACACGCTTCCTGCCCGGCGGCGATCAGACTATCCATCGGCCCCAGGGCGAGGCACACAGAGCAAACCGGGATATCTCTCGTCCCTTCCAGCGATACTTCAATCGCCATCCCCACCGGGGGGGTCATCCTGCGCCCGCAGCAGGGGCAATTATTTGGCAACGCCACCCCGCCCGGGCCCTTTTGCAACTGCTTAGCTGGGCCGATGACACTGTCCATGCGATCCGTCAGACCCCGGCGCTGCAGGCTTCGGCGCGCAGCGGCAAACCCCAGAGCAGCCGTCAGCAACACCACGCAGAGTATCGTGCCGATCATGTTCATCTTTTCCCCCTTCCAATTTTCCCGAAATAGCAAGTCCCTCCTGAACCCCCGCCAGCCAGGCATCAGCTTCCGCCGTGCCGATCGCAAAGGGCATCCTCAAATCAATCATCGCCATGTCGCACTTGAGCGCGGCCATGACCCCCTTTTTATAGGGATCGCTGCGCGGGGTGCGGCCCGGGTAAAACGCCGCAGAGTAAAGCTCCTCAATCGTCTTCAGTATCTTGTCGTAAGTCACCTCAGTCTCCTTTTTTTTCCGGCAAGCACACGATTGCGCTCCCGGATCGCTGCGATTGGGTCCGGGGCTGCAGCCAGCATGGCCACCGTGTAACCACCGTCCCCTTCTCCGCGCAAAAGCTGGAGGATTTCCAGGTTCTGTTGCCGGATCTCCTCCAGCATCTGGCGCTCATCGGTGGTCATATCGCGCTCGCCTTCGGGTTGTGGTTGGCAGCCATTTCTCAATCCTCCACGGGGACGATATCAATACGGTCCCGGTGATGGCCGTATTGGCGCTCCAAATCGCGGCGCTCTTCGGCCTGTTCCAGGCTAAAAACATCCGCGCAGTCGCGGCGGCCGGTCCATCCATGGGCGGCAATATAGTTCTGACCCGATTTGAGGTAATACCCGGAACGCGGGTCGGGAGAATCCAAAAAGGGTAAGATCCTCTTCTCTACCTCCATATACTCGGAATCATCACCGAACTCGGTTCGAGGCTCAGCGCCGACGTTCACAAGAAGGGCATTCAGGGACACCCAGCCCTTGAGGGAGAGGCTTGCCTCACTGGCGTAGATGCTCAAGATGTCCCGCAGGTGTCGCAGCTCGACCTTGCTCAGCTTCATAAGCATTCCTCCATTCTCCAGCATTTGGCGCTCATCGGTGGTCATATCACGCTCGCCTTCGGGTTATGGTGCCCGTTCGCTTCGCACTTCGCCTGCTGGCGCTCATGCAATGCCCGGCGTTCCTCGGTGGTCATAATCCCGGCGGCAATTAACCCGGTGAAAAGGATCTCCGCGACGCGCTGCACGTCCACGATCTGCTCCAGGTTGGCCTTAAAGATCGCGTCGAAATTCGGCACCCGATGAGGGTCAGCATTGCTGAAAATCTCCTGCAGGATTTCGGCTGCGTGTTTCGCTTCTTCGGCCTCACGGGCGAAGCGCCCGAAGATAATCGCCGGCTCTTTTCGGATATTGTTCAGCTCAGGGAAGATGCGCGGGATGATTGCGCGGTAGACGGGGTTTTCTTCCAGATAATGGAGGAGGATGGACTCAT